CGAGCTTCGAGGGGGAGGAATGCAAGCAGAGGAGGGCGTGCGAGCTTGGGGTCGAGCTCGCGGCCGTGGCGGCCGCCAGGGAAGGCAGGGCCGTCGAGGTGATGAGGGAGGGAGACGATGTGATAATGCGGCTGTCCGAGAGGGGCAGCCACAACGAGACAGCTCCGCCCGCCATGCACGTCAACATGCACGCCGGAGAATGGGCCGACGTGGCGGCGATGGAGGTGGAGTTGTCATGCCCATGGTGCAGGATCTGCAGCGACTGCAAGGGGAACTTGATGGAATGCGAGAGGCGCGGGACTACCGTGAATCACAAGCTGTGCCCAGTGCACCTGCGAGCGGTTCAGGGGATGAGCTGCCCGTGCACCCCGGACAACAGTCCGGGGATTTGGAGGCACACGTACTGCCTGTGGCAGAGGACGTGCGCCCTGACCCTGCGCCGGCAGGGCAACTGGAAGGAAGTCCTGATCCGTTGCCCGTGGGTGTGGGGAACCCGGACCGGCATCTCGGTGCCGGCCCACCGCCTCCGGTTTCCGGAGGTGAGGACCATGATCCTCCAGCTGTTACGCTGGAATCTGGCGAATGTGTGCCATTACCCGATGTGGCATTTACTAGAGATTTCGAACACCCAGGGGGCCCTCTGTCAGTATGGGCCAGACTCTCTAACTGGTCGCTCTTGTTCGATCTGCCTCTCAGCCTGTCGGGACTGGCATGCGCTGGATTGGGCGCTCGTAAAATTGGCTCATATGTAGCGGCCTTGATGGGGGGCTTTCAGTGGAAGCCTGTCCACTATGGACCTATGGTGGACATGGTCTCAACCACGCCCCACACGGCCCGCATGGTGACACGAACGCTCGGAGAGTGGCACGACCTAGGGGCTGTGTCGATGCACAGGTTGACACGGTTCTTTCTCCACTGGGTGCCATGGCCCAGATTGGAACGAAAATTAATTCTCCCCTCCTTGTGGGGAGCGGGCGCCATGCTCGCAATTGGCGCCCTATGTCTCACACCGCTTGCGCTGCGGATGTGGGGTCCTGCTTGGATCACCTATAAGGTGGTTGGCCCAGTGCCCAACCCTGTCCCCTCGGGTTTGGCTGACCCGCGGGCCGATTGCATGTCTCAAGTGCAGTCCAAGCACGATCCCCGCATCATGGAGGCGGTGATTGAGACTGAGGTTCGGGCTCCACTGGGATTGCCCATAGCCCCCGTCGTGGTTAATCGCACTGTTGTGAATTATTGCGAGGAGTCGCTAGTTCAGTGTAACACAATCAAGCAGTGCAACCTGATGTCTGATGAGAAGACCACGACGGAGAGAATGTATTTTGCGGCGACCCACACGCAGACTGTTCGTGTGGACCGTTACCTCGCCGCAAATACCCCAGTGGTGCAGGGCTCTGTGTGGATGGGTCTCGGCCTGTGGAAGGCGTGGCGGTATCAATATCGTCACGTCCTGGCCCAGACCCCAAACCTCAGCCCCCCGCGCTAGCCTATGGTTACCGGGTCGGGGAGGTCGCAACCCCCCCTTTGGGCGACATCAAGCCCGAGGTCAAGATCACAATGTTTCGGGGGAGACAGGCTAAGGCCCGCCGCCCCGTTATGGTTTCGGCTGGCTGTCACGTGGATGGCGCCGCCCTGCCTCACCCTGATCTCGACGACCCGGTCACTACAGCAGCGGGGGTTTGTAAGAGGTTTGCCTCACAGCCGCCCCCCGCGGACCCAGTGTGGTTGGAAGAGCTAAGATCATTTGTACGTAGCTGGTGTAGCACTAATTTAGTACCACTTGATCCTCATACGGATCTTTCTCTGGAAACTTGGTTGGAAGGAACGGCATATCCAGCCTGGAGGAAGGAGGAGCTGAAACAGCAGTGGGAAGAGCATGGGGGCGTTCTAGAAGAACGACACCTGGAGTGTGATTCATTCGTGAAAGACGAGTGTTACACGTTCGCTGACAAATATGGACCACAGGGTCTGGAGTACAAGCACTGTCGTGCCATCAATGCGAGGCACGACATGTTCAAGTGTTTCTCAGGCCCTTTTTTTAAAGCAGTCGAAAGCCAGGTTTACAAACATCCTGCATTTATAAAACATGTGCCGGTTTCCCAGCGACCGGCCTACATTCGAAATATGTTGTACAGAGCGGGTTCCAAATACTTCGCTACTGATTTCACTTCATTCGAAGCTCTGTTCCGACGCGCACTCATGGAGGTCTGCGAGGTCGAACTCTATCGATACATGGGGCAACATTTGGCCCCCTCACTGATCGAAAAAATTGTGTCAACTCTATTGGGCACCAACAAATGTAAATTCAAGAGCATGAGAGTGCTCTTGGAGGCAACACGCATGAGTGGCGAGATGTGCACGTCATTGGGCAATGGATTTTCCAACCTGATGTTCGTCCTTTTCGTTTGCTCCAAGGTGGGCGCTGAGGCTCTTGGGGTGGTTGAAGGGGATGATGGGCTTTTCCGAGTAGAAGGTACCGTCCCCACCCCTCAGGACTTTGCGCGCCTAGGTTTAGTCATTAAGCTCGAAGTTCATAGTGAGCTATCTTGGGCGAGTTTCTGCGGGATCGTTGCCGATCTCGAGAGTTTGCAGAACGTGCGCGATCCTGCGCCCGTTTTGGCTCGCTTTGCGTGGTTGAGTGCCAAATACGCCAAGTGCCGGAGGTCTAAATTGATGAGTTTATTGAGGGTCAAAGCTCTGTCGCTCGCTTATCAATTCCCCGGCTGCCCCGTAATTTCTTCCCTTGCGAAAGCTGCGTTGTCGTGGACGCGCAGTCTTGATGTGAGGTGGTTGCTAGAGAAGCGGGGCCACTTAGGCTTGTGGGCTAGGGAAGCCCTTGCGGAGATGTTGGCGAACCCAGGTGTCATTGTGGACCCCGAGATGTCATCACGGCTCTTGGTTGAGAGACTGTTTGGTGTTCCCTTGGAGACTCAATTCTCCCTCGAGTCCTGGTTCGACAGTTGTCAGGTTCCGACGCCCATACCAGGGTGGCTGATGACTGGTCTCCTGCGTCAGAATTGGATCGACTACTATGATCGTTATGTCGGCCATTATCCAACATCGCGGACAACTCATTTCCGGTTCCCTCCTCAGGTCACTCTCAAGGGTGCTGAGGTCCCGGGTGAAGACAGTTCGCTGGCGGCTTACACCGCCCGCCCCTGAGAGGTACCACTCCTTTATGTGGCGCTCCCTACGTGTCCCTGCGGGGCCCGATGCGAG